CTCTGCTTATTATAAAAGAGGATTTGCAGATGGATTAGAATTATTAGGATATGTAAAAGAATACAATCTTGGAGATAAAAATGAACAATCACTTAATTAAAGAAACATCTGATGAAGTAGTCTATCTTAGAAAATTATTACAAAAATATAAAATTGATATTAAAAATAATAAAATTTCCAAAGAAGATAATTTAAAATCTATAGATAATTTTGTAAGACTTACACAAATAATATATTCCAAGATTAACTATGGTAAGGATTTAATGTCATGATTAGATATAATGAATATGACAAAGCTATAATAGGTGTATCAATGAATACTTCTGCTCATGTTTTGGTATATGATTATGATTTATGTTTGGAAATATGCAAAAAAATACATGATTTTAAAGATGATTTTGAATGTTTAGAATATTTTGACTTTAATATTATACAAGCAGGGTTTGGAAAAGATAAAGAAGACACTCCAATATTCGTGAGAAAACATAGTTCCATAGAAGAAATTAAAGACATTGATTATAATGAATAAAAAAAACAAAATAATTACAAAAAAGGGTTTACTTTTATAATTATAAATATTATATTGATACTATATTAAATAAAACTTAATGCACAGGAGTTAAAAATGAAGATAGTAATACAAATTCAAGACTTAGAATCCAGAGGCGATAGATGGAAATATGCAGGTGGTAACACTTATGTAATTAGAAATTTATCTAAGGATGATATGGATAAATACGATAGTGTTTATTTTAGAGAATATTTAGAAACACATTTTAATGAATCTTATACTGGTTTATTACCTACAGAAGAATTTGAAATGCAATCATATATTTCAAATATTAAAGTTGCAGATGATAATGAAGAAGAATGTGACCCTTGGAAAGTTCCATATACATTAGTTGTAGATTTTAAGAATGGTCAACCTACTTTATTTGCACATAGATTTACACCAAGAGATGATTACTGGTCAAATGATGAAAAATTTAAAAATATTATAGGTTATGTACAAGAACAATACATAAGCAAAAATTTTGATCATTCATGTGTAAATGGTAAGGCTTATGTAAACAAAGACGATACAAGTGTTAAAATTCGTGACTTTATTCATACAGACTTTTCAAGAAAACCATATGATATGTGGGCTTCAATATAATTAAATTAAAAATACAGGGCATCTTAATTGATGCTCTGTTTACAGGAGAATATTATGAAAAAATTAATTTTAAGTATTATGATTGTTGGAACTGTAAGTGCTTGTTCTACTAAGGTTGATTATATAATTGACCCAAGAGTAGGTACAAATCAACAAGAAGTAATTAGGGATAAACTAGAATGTAAAGTTTTGGTTGAACCTATAGAAAAAGCTAAACATGAAAAAATATTAGGAGTTATACCATTTTGCACAAGTTATGCTTGTATGAAATATGGCTCAAGTAATTATGACCCTATGAAAAAATGTTTAGAAAATCGTGGACATTCAATATTAAACTAAGGAGAAAATAATGAAAAACGAACAATTTGAAGATGCTTTAAAACAAATAAATTTTCCAATAGATATACAATCTATTTCAGGTATTCCTGAAGAAATGGGAAGAAAGGTTGTTAGACTAGACCATGCACCTGCAACACCTCTTGGAATTGTATGAAGTAGATACCAACCAATACATCATATGCAAGCATTTGGTGGTGCTATTAAATCAATGGAAGATGGTGGTTTAGATTTTACCAATGCACAATTAAAAGTACATTCTTATGAAATGGGTGCTATGGCTAAAATGGAATTACTTTTACCTGCACATCATACCAAAGTAGGAAACCATGATTTATCCTTAAAATATGTAGCAAGAAACAGTTATAATGGAAGATGGAAATTTCAAGGTTTCTTTGGTTGGATGAACCATGTTTGCTTTAATACATTAGTTACTGGTCAGAAGTTAGCTTATACAGCAAATCGTCATACAAAATCTTTTGATATTGAAGCATCTAATATGAAAATACAAAATGCAGTAAATGCAGTTACAAATGCCACAGGTTCTTTTCAAAGATGGTGGGATACAAAAGTAGAAGATGATGCTGTAGCAGATATGTTTACAAAAACTATTGCTAAAATGCCATTATCAGAAGGTGCTAAATTAGTTGCTAAATCTGAAACCAACAAAAAGCAATTATATATTCTTATGGGTTTATATAACGAAGAAGTAAAACAACTTCATGGTTCTGGAGACTATGGCAGAAAAGATGCCAAAGGTTCATTATGGTGTGCTTATCAAGCATCAACTGCATGGTCTACACATTTAAGTGATATTACCATTAGAGAAAAAGGCAAGCAACATATAGTCCAATATCAAAGACAGAATGAAGTAAGAAAAATGCTTAATTCAAAACATTGGTCAGAATTAGAATATGCCTAAATATAAGGGGATTTATTTCCCCTTTTTTACGACAGAAAAGGGTTTACTTTTTATAATTATAAATATAAAGTGAATTTAAATGCACAGGAGAAAATAATGTTAAAATTAATAAAGTTAGAAGAAAAAAAATATACCTTAGAAACTTTAGAAGAAAATGTTTTTATTTCTAAAGAAAGTTGGTCTAAACTTTGGAAACTACAAATAGTAGACGATAGTGGTTTTGGAGAAGTAGAATATTTTAAAACATTAAAAAATATACAAAAATATATTTCAAAAAATATGGGAGTTATAGCTTAATTGCTATAACTTTTTATATGGAGGTAAATATGAAGTATCTTATTATTATTATAATTATGCTTGTATCGTGTTTTAAGGCTTATGCAGATGAGGTAAACTGTCTTGCACTTAATATATACCATGAGGCTAGAAATCAGCCTTTTATGGGCAAATTAGCAGTTGGTTATGTAACCTTAAATAGAGTTAAAAGCAATAAGTTTCCTAATACTATTTGTGGTGTAGTTAAGCAGGGTCTAAAAAGCAAATGGTTTAAAAAGAAATTTGGAAAAGATGTTCCACTAAAACACAAATGCCAATTTAGTTGGTGGTGTGATGGTAAATCTGATGAGCCAAAAGAAAAAGAAATATGGGAACTTACTAAAGGATTAGCATATCAGATTTACTATAAGAATATTTTAGATTTTGATATTACAGATGGTGCAACACATTATCATGCAGATTATGTAAATCCATATTGGGCAAAAAAGAAAACTAAAATAATGAAAATTAAGAACCATATATTTTATAAATAGGAACAACGATGATAGATTTTGATAAATGTCAAACTTGTGGAGTAGCATTAAAAAAAGTTAGACACCCAAGAACTAGTCCTAAAAATTGTTATGATTGCAGACCACCAAGATCAACTAACAGCGTACAAGCAAGAAAAGTTTTTACTGATATATTAAAAAACAAGCCTAATTCTAAAGATACTGAATTAGGAGATGGTAGTATATTTGAGGATTGCCCTAAAGCAGTAAATGAATATAAAAGAGAAATGGATGTTAATTCTTTAAAGAAAGAAATTAAACAAGTTTCTTATGGTACATCAGATATATGTTAAAAATAATTAAATAAAACTACATTTAGGGGTTTACTTTTATATTTATAAATAGTATAATGAGTTATAAGAAATGCACAGGAGATTAAGATGACAAAATTTAAATTAGAAAAAAAAGAAAATTCTTTAAATATAGAATGGCACTATAGAGATTTTATTATTGAGAACAAAGTTAGCTATCTCAATACATATCCAATTTGGGTAGTAAAGTTTACTAATGGTGTAGAAGTTTATTCAAATGGTAATGGTACTCGTAAAGAGATGATTGAATGGGTGGATGATTATTACCAAGATATGAATGACTTTGTAAATAGTAACGAATTTAATGAGATTGGAGAATAAAATGATAAGATTAACACCACCAAAAATGTCATGGCAAGATAAGAGAATAAATGCCATTAATACTAAAGGGGGAATTTTTTCCCCAAACAGTAAATACTTTCGTGAGGTTTATGCTATTTATGATAGCAAAGCCAAATCTTATAAAGAATTTAAAAAAGAATTTATAAATAAAGGTGGCAAAATATGGAACTAGAATTTAAATTTAATGATGGTGGAAGGTCAAAATACTTTAAAGGTGAAACTGGTGATTGTGTTACAAGAGCAATCGCCATAGCCACAGGAGAAGATTATATGACCATTTACGATCAGTTTTTTATTCGCAACAAGTTATATAGTGAAACTAAAAAAACTAAAGTAGCAAGACAAATGAAAAGTAGAACAAATGGTTTATCTCCTAGAAATGGTATTTATAAAGAAATTTATCATAAATATTTGCTAGATAATGGATGGAAATATATTTCCTTGGTAAAGTTTGGTTCTAAAGAAAGAACAAAATTAGATGAACTTACTCATCTGGATAATATTATAGTTTGTATTCCTAGACATATAATGTGTATGAAAAAGGGTGTAGTAAACGATATTGGTGATACCAGATATTCTTATTGGGAAAACAGAGAAGTAAAAAAAGCAGTAAGAACTGTTAATGGTTATTTTATAAAAGGTTAGATATGATAATAGAGGATAAAATTAACAGTCCAATACACTATAATTCTTCTGAAATAGAATGTATTGATGCAATAGAGGCTATGTTGGGAAATGATTTCCCTGCATATCTTCAAGGAAATATAACAAAATACCTTTGGAGATTTAAACATAAAAATGGTGTTGAAGATTTAAAAAAAGCACAATGGTATTTAAATAAATTAATTAAGCAATATGAAATAGAAATATAAAGGATAAATTAATGATGAGTTTAATAAATGGTCATACAACTATTTTTCAATGTATAGCAGATGCTTATGTAAAAAAAGATATACAAAGATTTCACTATGGATTTAATTTGTGTATCAGAGCAAAAACAGATATGAAAAAACTTTATAGATATATAAATGACAAGCACAAATTCTCTAGGCAAGTTTGTGCTGATATGATAAAATTAGCTAGAAAATAATTTACGAATTAGGCTCTTAGGTTTATGCTTTTACATCAACAAAGCAATATTCCTGTGCAAACCCTAATTAGGCATAACTGAAGATAGAGATAGGTTATGCCACCATTTGCATAGGAGATTTTATGAGTATTGCTGTTCCACCTAATATAAATGAAACCCAACATGGGGTTGTTGCATCAGATAAATTAAATAATAAATTATGTAGAGATATAATCCATTTATCTAAAGAAATAAAACCAATACAAGGTAGTGTTCAAAGTAAAGGTTCTGATAAAACTGGAAAAGTTTTAGATATTAGAAATGTTATTGCTTATAGGATACATGAAGAAATGGATTGGGTTGACCAATTAATCTTAAATATGGTTATAGATGCTAATAAAACTTTTAATTATAATTTATCTGGTTTATTTGAAAGACCACAATTATTGAAGTATAAAGCACCATCAATAGGATATGGTTGGCATACTGATATGGGAAATGGTGATGCTTCTACTAGAAAACTTGGTATTAGTATTGCTTTAAATGATGAATACTCTGGTGGAGAATTTATGGTTTTTGGAGATGGTGAACAACAGATACCTTTAGGTAAAGGAGAATCAATAGTATTTTCTAGTTTTTTGCCACATAAAGTAAATCCAATAAATAAAGGTGAAAGATGGTCTTTAGTCGCTTGGATAAGTGGAAGCTGTTTTAGATAATCTATCAATCAATATTTTATTTACTTTATGATTATTGCTATGTGATACAAATAACTTCATTGCTTTTTTTATATCGCCCATAAATAATAATTGGTTTTTCTGATATACTAATCATTTTTTACCTAACTTTAAAATTAAATCTTTATCTTCATAAATCATTTACTTTTTTTAAAAGCCTTTTTAATTTGTTCTATTGTTCTATGACAACCTATACAAACTTTTTTATCATTTAATTTACATATTCCAATACATGGACTTATTTTTTTATTATAAATCATTTAGTCATACTTCTTAGACTTTCCATGACCTTATCTATGTTAGGTTCATCACTATTAGGATTATATATACATTTATATTGTTTAGGACACCAAGATTCAACAAGCATTTCAAAAGTTTTATTTCCACCTTGATATATGCAGGCTTGTTTTCCAGTTGCTATGGATTTAACTCTTTTTTTTAATCTACAAGTTGTATAT